GAAGACGAGACGATTACACGGATGGTACAATAAGAATTCCAATCGAGTCACCGCCTCAATAATTAGGAGAAAAATATTATGGCAATAACATCAGCAGTATGTAACAGTTTTAAAACAGAAGTTTTACAAGCTTTACATAACTTCACAGCATCGTCTGGAAATAGTTTTAAAATAGCTTTATACACAAGTAGTGCTACTTTAAATAAATCAACAACAGCTTATTCGTCATCAAATGAAATATCAAACACGTCAGGGTCAGCTTATTCTGCAGGTGGTGCAGCACTTACAAGTGTAACTCCAGCTTTATCAACTGATACTGCATGTTGTGATTTTGCAGACGTTAGTTTTACTTCTGCTTCATTTACAGCTAACGGTTGTTTAATTTATAATGATACAAATGCTGATAGAGCAGTTTGTGCAATCGCATTTGGTGGAGACAAAACTGTATCAAGTGGAACTTTTACAATTCAATTTCCAACAGCAGACGCATCTAACGCAATTCTTCGGATAGCATAAGGAGTAACTCCTTATGTCTAACACTTGGAGCACAGGCGTCTGGGGACAAAACGAATGGGGCGATCAAGGTCCTATAGTTTTTACTCCTACGGGAGTATCTTCAACTTCTAGTGTTGGAAGTGTTGTAGCTGCGCCAAGTATTACTGTTTCACTAACAGGACTTTCCACCACATCTTCAGTAGGTTCTTCAAATCTTGATTTAACTTCTCTTGTATCTTTAACAGCGCCATCTCAATTAACAACTTCCCTTGGTTCTGTAATAGCAGCTAATATAGATGGTTGGGGTAGACAAACATGGGGTAACTCTGGTTGGGGAGTAGAATATTCTGTTGAATTGTCTGGTTTAAGCACAACTTCTAGTGTTGGAAGTGTTGCAGCTGCTCAATTTATTATTGCAGAATTAACAGGAGTAAGTGCTACATCTTCAGTAGGATCATTAACTCTTGATCTAACTAGTGTTGTAACACCAACAGGTCAGCAAGCTACAACAGGGCTTGGAAGTTTTGATAATGCAGGAACTCTAGTTGGTTGGGGTAGAAATGGTTGGGGCGAAGAACCTTATGGAGATTCATTTAATAAATTAGAACAACTATCAGGGTTGAGTGCAACATCTAGTGTTGGTTCTTTAACTTTAGATTTAACATCGGTAATATCTCCAACAGGAGTTAGCGCAAATTCTAGTGTTGGTTCTTTAGGTTTTGTTATAGATTCTACACCTGTTATAACAGGTGTTAGTGCAACATCTAGTGTAGGAAGTATTTCTCCAGCTGATGTTGTGGGATTAACCGGAGTATCATCAACATCAAGTGTTGGAAGTATTTCTCCAGCTGATGTTATGGGATTAACAGGATTATCATCAACATCAAGTGTTGGAGATATAGATATAGTTGAAAAATTAATACTTAGTATAACAGGAGTATCATCTACATCTAGTGTTGGATCTATTATTCCTGAAATAGGGGTTCCATTAACAGGGGTGTTATCAACTGCAAGTACAGGAACTATTTCTCCAGCTGATGTTATGGGATTAACTGGTTTAGAACTTGAAGCTACTGTTAATGGTACAGGAATAGCTTTCCCAGGTACTTATGAAAAATTAACACCTAAAACTAGCACAGGATATACAACTAAAACACCTAAAACTAGCACAGGATATACAACTAAAACACCTGCATAATTATGTTTGACTTAAAACTAAATAAACAATATAAATAACGAAAATAAGGAATATAAATAATGGCATCAACATTTTCATCAGATCTTAAACTAGAACTTATGGCTACCGGTGAAAACGCTGGTACATGGGGAACAAAAACTAATGCTAATTTAAACTTAATTCAACAATCAGTTGCTGGATATCAAGCTATTGATGTGGCATCTGGGGATGTTACTCTTGTTATGACTGATGCAACTATTTCTAATGCAAGAAATATGACATTAGAATTTACAGGAACTTTAGCTGCAAACAGAACTGTAAACTTTCCAGCAAGTATAGAAAAAATGTTTAACGTAATTGATTCAACTAATCACGCAGGATATACTTTAACTTTTAAAGTTACAAGTGCTGCGGGTTTTTTATTATGTGAAGGTAATAGTTACATTTGTCACTCAAACGGAACTAACATTATTAAAGATCATGAATTTAGAAAATGGAGAACGTTAACTGCAGCTGAAACAATTCAAGCAGGAGCAAAATTATTTATAGATACAAATGGATCAGCGTACACAGTCACGTTACCTGCATCACCTGCTCTTGGTGATGAAGTGCATTTTGCAGATTCAAGATTTACTTTTGATACTAACGCATTGACTGTAGGTAGAAATAGTTCTAAAATAGCAAACACAAGCGCAGACTTAGTCGTTAATACTGAAGGTGCATCTTTTGGATTAGTTTTTTCTGGTTCAGATGTAGGATGGACATACACGGAGAAATAATATTATGGCAAATTACGAAGCAACTAAATATAACTTTAATGGATCTGATCTTACAGGTATAGAGGGAATTCCTACAGCTACTATTGTGCCATGGTCTACCTCTTCAGTACCAACAGGTTTTTTAGAGTGTAATGGCTCAGCAGTTTCAAGATCAACTTACGCTGCTTTATTTACAGCAGTAGGTACAACTTACGGAGCTGGTGACGGTTCATCTACTTTTAACGTGCCTAATCTTCAAGACAACGTAGCAATGGGTAAATCTGGAACAAAAGCTTTAGCTTCAACAGGTGGAGCAAATACAGTATCAATTACCGCTACTGGAAACGTTGGTGGATCAACAGCTAACGCAACTCTTTCAACAGCACAGTTAGCTTCTCACTCACACCCAGGTGGGGTAACTCAAGCTGGAAATACATCACCTAACCCAAACCCAGTGGTTGCAAAAGTTAATGTAACGAATACAGGGAATACAGGATCGGGACAAGGTCACTCTCATAACATGAGTGCAACTTTTTCAGGAACTGCAGTTAATGGAGCAATTTTACAACCGTACTTAACAATAATTTATGTTATTAAAACTTAGGAAAAAATATGGCAACTAACGCAAAATGGACAGTAGTATTTGAAGACAAAACGATAATTAATCAAAGTGTAAAAAATTCTACTAACTTTGGAACTGCTTATACAATTGATGATGATTCTTTTTGGAACCAAGAAAAATTTTCAAATGTTTGGGCTATTCAGTATCACGATGATGATTTAGATCACAATGATACGGTTGAGCATAGAGATAATACTCCGCATGCTACTTGGAATAATTCAAATTTAGGAAATTTTCAAGATTTCATAACAAAATGGGATGCAGCTCATTTATTACAATTACAAAATGATTGGGATAATGATGATGGCAATACTTATGATGATAGTGGAAATTTAACACACACAGAAACTGAAGCTGAAAAAACTATTAGATTAGGTGCTAGACCCACATCTTATTCTTCTTAACCTACCGGTCTTATATTCATCCAAGAAGTAAGTATATATTTATCTCCAGACAAAGGAGGGTTTCCTCTATGAACATATGGAAAACCAGCAGGCCAAATAACTATTCGACCTTTTTTAGGTTTTACTCTTTGTGAAAAATGTAAAAATTCTGTTTCTCCACCTTCTTCAACATCATTTAGATATATACTATATACAAAAGCTCTAGGTTCATTACTAAAACCTGTTCCATGTTCTATGTGCCACAAATGATAACCTTCTGTTAGACATGTTTTTTGTAATTTTAATTGTGTAAAATAAAATTTACCTTCTGAATAAACTCCGTCCGCACCTGTTTGCTGTATGTAATGATTAAAAGCCATATCAAAATTAAAAACTAATGATTTTAATTCTGTCCACCAAACATCTATATTATTACTACCAATAAAATACTGCATGTCTTTTTTTTGTACAGACATAGCGTTTTCAAATTGTTTTCTATCCATAGTATTATTAAATTTTTTTTGATTTTCAAAAAGTTCTATGGCTTTATTACATTCAACGTCTGTAATATAATTATCATATACACCAATAAAATTTTTTATTTCTTGTGTTTTTTCAATCATTCTTTCTCTTTTCGTACCAGGTTGCTAAAGTATATCTTGGTCCTTTTTTTACAGGCATAACTCCATGTTTATAATACATTCCATTAAAAAATAAAGCTCTTCCTATTAAAGGTCTCATAACTATACCTTCTTCAAAAAAAGTTTGTCCACCTATATAACCATGATTTAAATATATTATAGATGAATATATTGTATCGGAACTACTATCATCGACATGCAAGCTTTGACTACAATCATCCGTCCATTTAACAATTTTTGTATATTCAATTTTGCAATCTTGATCGTAAACATGTTTATTTATTTTTTCAAATAAATTATTAAATTGTTTAATTTCTGTAATATCTATATCTATTATATTTTTACCATTATTTACTAAATGAGGTTTTTGCATGGATTTATTGTTTTTATAATAATCTATTAAATTATTGCATTCTTCAGTAGATAAAAAATTATCTATCATTTCTATTTTATTTTTCATTTTAATTTTTTTAAATACTCAAATTCATTTTTTGGTACAATGTTAAATATTAAACTATATCTATTTGTTTCTCCTTCATACTTATCAAACCCGTGTAATATCTCAGGTGGAAATATATAATAGTCTCCCGGTTCTGGAGTTATTTTTAAATTTAAATCAGGTAGTATTAAATCACAACCTTTTGTTAAATACAAAATACCATGCACACAATGATGGATATGATAATCTAAACTGTCTCCTTTTTTAATTTCATTACCCCAAGCATTTTCAATAGTTTTTCTTTCAAGAAAATGTCTAAACAAATCATGATGAGTAACTTGATATTTATTTATTAAATAAGTTATAAAATTAATAAAATCTGTTTTGTCTGTAAAGTAACACCAGTCAGTCATACCTCCTTTTACATTTGTATAATTTTTCATTTCTGAATTTAAATTAGATTTTATTGCCATCATAAAATTATGGATAATGTCTGGATAAGGATAATGACCAAATATAATATTAACGTTTCTAGTGTAACTAACATTAAGACTGCTTTTATCTTGATTTAATTGATTGTGTTTATTTATAAGATTAATCATTTAATTAGGTTCTGTATTTATATTATATTTTATACCATCATTTGGATTAAATTTATATTTTTTCATTAGTTCATCTTTTTTTAATTGTAGTTCTTCTCTTACGGATTGTGGAACATCTAATAAAAAACAATTAACACTATATCTTGTACCGCTAGTAATTGGTTTTACTTCATGAACCCAATGATAGTCTGCAGGAAATATTAAAACATCACCTTGTTTTAAATTAATATTTTTTTTATTTCTAAAAAATCCAAACTCGCCTCCTTTATATTCTTCATTTAAATTAAAAGTACAAGAACCATAAACATGAGGATCATGATCTACGTGAGGGTGAATTTTATTTCCTATTTCATATTTCATAAGTCTTATTTTATGAGAATATAAAAGACTGTGTTTTCTAGCACTGTGAAACATTTTAAATTTATCCGTATACGAATGATATAAATTTATTATTTTTTCAATTGCAAAAGCAATAGTTTTATATTCTTTACTTCCACAAGGAACGTCAATTACATTAAAAGTAGAGTAAGTGTCTATGTTAGTTGATGCTTCAGGACAATGTTCTTGTATACTTCTATCTTTATTTAATTCATAATAATTAATTAATGTTTCACATTTTTCTTTTGAAAGAAAATTTTTTTTATGAAAAATTAATTTTGAAATATCAAACATCTTTACCTACAAAAATTTGTATACTTTTTCTAGGAACTATTGGTTTAGTTACATTAACTACTTTATGTAACAAAGGTGCTTTAATTATAAGTAAAGAATTACCTGTTAACGGAACAAATCCATTTGCTGTTTTATGGGTAAATAATAACTCTCCGCCAAATTTATTATTCCACCTTCTATTTATATAATAAGTTATACCATATTCATGACTATTATCATCGTGCCAATTAATACCCGCTCCATTTTCCATTGAATGTAATACAAAATTAAAGTTATTATACTTTATTTTATGAAAACGATTTGTCTTTATTAATATTTTTAATTTTAGTAGTAATGGGTTATTCTTATCTAAATCTGTTTTTTGTGTAAAATTATAATGTCCATATGTAAGTTTTTTATCCCAATCTTTTTTAACTGATTTTAAAGAAATTAAATTACTTTTAAAAACATCATAATGTAATTTTTTATATGTAGGATAATCTAAAAAATTTTCAAAATAATAAAGTTTATCTGGTATTGAGTATACTAAATTCATTATGAAACAGGAGCTAAAAAACAGTTGATAGAATACCGTGTGCCACTTTTAATAGGTTCTGTGCCGTGAATCCAAATAGGTTCAGCAGGAAAAAATAAACCATCTCCAGTTTTAAAACTTATTTTTTCTCGCCCATCAAAAAATCTAAATTCACCACCCTCATAGTTTTCATTTAAATTAAGTGTACATGAAGCTCTTATGTGTTGATCCATATCTGAATGATCACCAATAAACTCACCTTTTTTATATCTTAAAATTCTAATGTTTTGACTTTGAGTAACATAGTTCATATTGAAAGTTGGACATATATTTTTTTGGATATGAAGCACATAATTAGTTATCATTATAGCAATATATTTTTTAGCTATTTCTAATGGTTCTTTAAAACTATCGTCAATTAAGCTTATTTCTGACAAATTAAGAGAATTAAAATTATCCATTTCTATGGCATTAGATTTAAATTTGTAACTTTCTTCTTTAATAATTAAAGATTTATTTTGATTTTTAATAAAAAAATCAATAAAATAATTACATACATCTTTCGGCACTAATCCGTTTATACGATATTTTAAATCTTTTATCTTATATTCAAACATACAGGTTGTGAGTATTTATAATTTTCCGTCTTTCATTATCTGTATATTTAATATATAAGATAAATTAGATATTTCAAAGGTTTTTTATGTTACAAAAATTAGGTTTTTTACCAGGGTTTAATAAACAGGTCACAGCCACCGGCGCTGAATCACAGTGGACGGATGGAGAAAATGTACGTTTTAGATATGGTACACCAGAAAAAATAGGTGGTTGGTCTCAATTAGGAAGTGATAAATTAACAGGTGTTGCAAGAGGTTTACATCATTTTGTTAACAAAGAATCTATTAAATATGCAGCCATAGGAACTAATAGAATTTTATATGTATATTCTGGCGGTGTTTATTACGACATACACCCGTTAGTTAATCCATCAGGAACAGCAATTACAAGTGCATTTAGCACTACGAACGGATCACCTACAGTAACTATAACAGCAAACGCAAATGGTTTTGTAGCAGGAGATATAGTTTTGTTTGGAGACTCATCTACTTTTAGTGCTATTACAAATTCTAATTTTGGAGCTTCTGATTTTGCAGATAAAAAATTTATGGTTACATCTATTGTAGACGGTAACAATTTTACAATTACAATGCCTTCTAATGAAACCGGTAGTGGAGCATCTACTTCTGGAGCTATTACATATTTTAGATACTATCACGTAGGACCTGCAGAACAATTAGGTGCTTTTGGTTGGGGTATACCTTTATGGGGTGGAGAAATATTAGGAGTTTCAACAACAACATTAAATGGAACATTAAGTGCTAATGCTTTTGGTACAGGCGGATCGGGAACGAGTATTACATTAACTAGCACTACAGGGTTTCCAACTACCGGTACTAACTTTATTCAAGTAGATTCAGAAGAAATTTCTTACACAGGTGTTTCAGGAAATAATTTAACTGGTATTACTAGAAATGTTAGAGGAACAGCTAACGCATCTCACTCTAGTGGAGCGACTGTTACTAATACATCCAGTTGGACAGGATGGGGCTCTGCTGCAGTAAACACTGACTCAGTATTAGATCCTGGTTTATGGTCCTTAGACAATTTAGGAAGTACACTGATTGCATTAATACATAATGGAGAATGTTTTCAATGGAATGGCGATGCATCTAATGCAACAGCATTAAGAGCAACTATTATTACAGGTGCACCAACAGCGTCACGTGATATGTTAGTGTCAACTCCCGACCGTCACTTAGTATTTTTTGGAACAGAAACAACCATTGGTGATAAGACTACACAAGATGACATGTTTATAAGATTTTCATCTCAAGAAAACATAAATGATTATACACCTACGGCTGAAAATAGTGCTGGTACACAAAGACTGGCTGCGGGATCACGGATCGTGGGTGGTAAATTAGGTAGAAACGCAATTTATGTTTGGACTGATACATCTTTGTTTACTATGAGATTTGTTGGAACTCCATTTACATTTGCTTTTGAACAAGTAGGTACTAACTGTGGATTGATAGGTCAGAATGCAGCTGTTGAAGTTGATGGTGCTGCGTACTGGATGTCTGATAATGGTTTCTTTAGATACACTGGTAAACTAGAATCTATGGATTGTTTAGTTGAAGACTTTGTTTATGATAATATTAACACAACATCTAACCAATTAGTTTATGCAGGTATTAATAATTTGTTTGGTGAAGTTACATGGTTCTATCCATCTTCTACATCTAACAATGTCGACAGAGCAGTTACATATAGTTATCTAGATTCAACCGCTAAACGACCTATTTGGTTTACTAACACTAGTGATTTATTTTCTAGAACAACATGGGAAGATTCTGCTGTGTTTGGTTTACCTCATGCAACACAATATGATGCAGGTACAGATACTTCTTTTGATGTAGAGGGAAATACAGATGGTGTTACATATTATTATGAACATGAAACGGGAGTTAATCAAATAAGACTAGGAGTTACTACAGCTATTCCAGCCAATATTACATCAGGAGATTATGATATTACACAAAAAGTTATTAGAGGAGCTGCAACTAATCTAGGTGATCTTAGAGGTGATGGTGAAAATATTATGAGAGTTAGTAGAATTATACCTGACTTTATTAGTCAAGAAGGAGATGCTATTATACAATTAGATTTAAGAAATTATCCTAATAACACAGCATCAAGCTCATCATTAGGTCCGTTTACAGTAACAACTTCTACCAGTAAAGTAGACACACGAGCTAGAGCAAGAGCTATAGCTCTTACAATATCTAATACGGCAATAGATACTAGTTGGAAGTTAGGAACTTTTAGGTTAGATATACAGACTGGAGGAAGACGATAATGTCAATAGATAAAAAAATAAATTATGTAGAACAAGATGGTTATAATAACTATATAAAAAATTCTGATTCCGTAACTGTTCCTAGAAAATTTAAATCAAGAGAAGACGCTACACCTACAAAACTTGCATACATTACAGCTGATGAAGCTAAAATGTTAAAAAAAATGAAAAAAGGCACACCGCACAAAGGGCCTTCAGGTGTACCTAGTTATGATTCATTTGATGCACAGGGTAATTATACAAGTGGTACTGCAATGAGTGCTGCTGAAACTGGTAGTACAAATAAAAGAGATAGAGCAGAAGTTAGGGCTAGTAATATAGGGGGACCGAAAGGTTTAGCACCTGGTGTTAAATCACAAGAAGAATTAGCTTTAAGAGCAGCAACAATAAATGCAGGAGCTGGTCAAAGAGTTAACCCAGGTTTTTTTGATAGTAAAAATACCATAAGTCCTGCTGAATTAGCAATGGCTAAAGCATAT